GATCTGTAAGAATTTATGGAGATTTCCAAGTAACTACAAAGACTCCAGCCACTGCTGCTTCGACAGGAACAGTTGGAACAATTACATATGATAACGACTACATATATGTTTGTATAGCAACTGATACTTGGAAGCGAGTAGCAATCTCAACATGGTAAAATTAACTAATGGAAAAGGGTAATTAAATGAGTTTATCTAAAAGACTAAAGGCATCTGAAGAAGCCAGAGACATGAATAGTCAATACATCCTTCCATTGATTCCACCTCGTCCTTTATTTGGTGTAGCCAATACAGGCACATATGTTGATACAGAATCTGCTATTCGTACTTCTACCGTTTATTCTTGCGTAAGACTACTTGGAGATACTATTTCTTCATTGCCAATGGGTGCATATGTACGCAGAGGTCGCAATCGTTTATCTTACACAGCAGTTTATGGAGAGACTCCAGCATGGGTAAATAAACCAAACCCAGAATCAACAAGACTAGAATTTATTGAACAAGTAATTACTTCTATGCATCTTCATGGAAATGCATTTATTTTGACGGTACGGGATGATAACAATGAAGTAGTAGAACTATATGTACTAAATCCAAATGAAGTAAGAATTGAAAGACCTATTCCAGGTGAGCCACTTGTCTATAGAATTAAAGATATAGAGAATGGCATTTATGACAAGATTTTAACAAGTAATGAAATTCTTCACATTCCACTATTTAGAATGCCAGGATCACACTATGGTTTAAGCCCAATTGGTGCTTGCCGTATGTCTGTTGGTATTGCACAGGCTTCTGATACATATGCTGCATCATATTTTGGTAATGCTGCTAATCCTGGTGGAGTTATTGAAGTTGCAGGAGAATTAAACGCAGAACAAGCAGGAGATATTGCTCGTAACTGGCAAGAATCACACTCTGGACCATACATGTCTGGTAAAATTGGTATTCTTTCTGGTGGTGCAGCATTTAAACCACTATCACTAAACGCTGCTGACGCACAATTAATTGAAGTTAGACGATTCAATGTAGAAGACATTGCAAGAATATTCCGTGTTCCACTAAGCCTTTTAGGTCATCCTACACAAGGAGCAATGTCCTACGCATCAGTTGAAGCACAGAACCTTTCGTTTGTACAACACTCTTTGCGTCCATTGCTAGAGCGTTTGGAACAATCATTATCTCCTCTACTTCCTGAGTCAGATGGATTTATTAGATTTAACCTTGACGCACTTTTGCGGGGAACAACAATAGAAAGATTTGAAGCATATACAAAGGGACTAAGAGAAGGTTTCTTATCACTAAATGATGTAAGATCATACGAAGATTTGTCAGCACTTGGAGAATCTGGAGATCAATACAGATTACCGCTACAAAACATTGATGCTGGTCAAGCACCACTTGTTGGAGATAAAATAAAGGCTGAGATTGCCTCTATTCTAGTACAAGTTGGATATGATCCAAATGACGTTGCTAAGATGCTAGATCTTACAGATCTAAATCATACAGGACTTCCTTCAGCACAACTACAGCAAGTATCTCAGATTGATCCAGTTAATCCTGATGCTGCTTACAGTGATGAGGTCAAGAAGTAATGCCTATAGACAATGTTCCACAGTTCATTAGAGATAATGCACAAAGAGGATTAGACTACCTGTCAGAAGGTTTTGGCGGAGATGGTTTAACTGAAGGAACAAAGTCTGCAGCAAGAGAGATGGCCAATGGCAATATCTCTGATAACAAAGTAAGAAAGATGGCACCTTGGTTCGCTCGTCACAAAGTAGATGGGCAAGCACCAAAAAATAGCGACTCTTCAGATCCAGGCTATCCAGGCCCAGGTTTAGTTGCTTGGTTGCTCTGGGGTGGAAATGCAAACTTTGATGATGCTGCTCAAGACTGGGCACAACGCCAAATTAATAAATTAGATAATGAAACTAATAAAGCAAGGAGCAAGATGAAAAAGACTGAACGCCGTACCTTTACTGTCAGAAATATAGAGACACGAGAAGCAGAAGACGGCACTATGCGTATGGCAGGATATGCTGCAGTGTTCAATGAACCATCATTGCCACTTCCGTTTATTGAGAGAATTGCACCTGGTGCGTTTTCAAAGACACTTAAAGAAACACCAGATGTTCGTTTATTGGCTAACCATGAAGGATTACCTATGGCTAGAACAAAAAACGGGACAATGAGATTGTACGAAGATGAAACAGGACTATACTTTGAAGCAGAGTTAGCAAACACACAAGAAGCAAGAGACCTATATACACTTGTTGCTCGTGGTGATGTTGATCAAATGTCCTTTGCATTTAGAGTTATCCGTCAAAAGTATAATGAAGATCGTTCAGAAAGACTCCTCACTGAGGTATCTTTGGCTGATGGTGATGTTTCAATCGTCACATATCCAGCATACCCAACAACCTCTGTAGAAGCCAGAGAAGCCCTTAAGAAGGCTATGGCTGAAATTAAAGAGGGTAGAGAAGTAACAGGCGAATCATTAGTAGTATTACAACAAGTATTTGGAGATCTATCTGAAGGTCATGAATATATCATGAGAGCAGTAGAAGTAATGTCAATGCTATTTGGAGAGGAAGATATTGAAGAAGATTCTATGTCTCCATTAGAACAAGTTGAAGAAGATGAACTAGAAACAGAAAGCCGTGAAAAGGTTGGAGATTTTGTTCGTTGGAACTCATCTGGTGGTATTGCAAGAGGTCGTATTGTTGAAATTAAAACAGAAGGATCTATTAATGTTCCTAACTCATCCTTTAGCATAACAGCAGAAGAAGGAGATCCAGCAGTTCTTATTCGTGTATATAGAGAAGTGGAAAGTGGCTGGGAAGCAACTGATACACTTGTTGGACACAAGATGTCTGAACTAACATACATTGATCCACTTCCAGAAGCCCAAGAAGAGGCTGCTGCTAATGTTCTAAATGTAGAAGATGTTCCTGGACAAGGTGCAAAGATTGTTGGAGATTTCCCATCAGTCCTAAACTTCCTTCCAGACAACATGCCAAGATCAATGTCTCTTCGTTTAGCAAAAGCAAAGAGAAGCACAATAAAATAATATTCCTATCCTAAAAAGATAGGTAGAAGTCGGAGTTAGGTTCACACCCGTAAGCGTCGTGAAATCCATAACCACCACCTCAAACTCAAACAAACTCACAAAGGAGAACAACAAATGTCTTATTTAGACAAAGTAATTGAACGCCGTGATGCAGTTAAGGTTGAAATGGATGCAATTCTTGAGGCAGTAGCCCTAGAAAATCGTACCGACCTTACAGAAGACGAATCAGCAAAGGTTGATACCCTAGTTGAAGAGTCACGCTCACTCGATTCAAAGATTGAAAAGTTGACTGTTCAAGCAACAGCAGATGCAAAGGCTTCAGAAGCACGATCAACATTCGGTGATGTTGCAATGCCAAAGACTGGCGCAGCACGAGTAACTCGTGAAGCACGTACATACTCTGCAGACAATACAGATGTTTCATTCGTAAAGGATGCATTTACTGCTAAATTCAGCAATGACTATGCAGCATCAGAGCGTCTTGCTCGTCACTCTCGTGAAGAGGAAGTTGAGCGTCGATCAGTTGGAACTGGCAATTTTGCAGGACTCGTAATCCCCCAGTTCTTAGTAGACCTAGCAGCGCCCCTAGCAAGAGCGGGACGCCCGACGGCAGACTTCGCAACAAACAAGATGGCACTACCAGCAGCAGGCATGACATTAAATATCTCACGCATGACAACTGGTACAACAACAGCAATTCAGGCTGCTGAAAATGATGCTATCTCAAACACAAACGCCGACGATACTCTATTGTCCATTGATGTGCGGACCATTGCGGGTCAGCAAGATATCTCAAAGCAAGCAATTGAGCGTGGAACAGGTATTGACCAGTTCATCATCCAAGATCTTATTCGTGGATGGCACACAACACTTGATAACCAGATCATCAATGGTGATGGTACATCAGGTGCTATTCTAGGTATGCGTTCAACAACTGGTATCAACGATGTTGTATTCACAGAAGCCTCACCAACAGTTGCACTTTTGTATCCAAAGTTGGCAGACGCCTACCAGCAAGTACAAACAACTGTATTCCAAAATCCTACACACTGGATCATGCACCCACGCCGTCTAGCATTCTTGCTTGCAGGCGTAGACGGTTCACAACGTCCATTAGTAGTTCCAACACTAAACGGACCAATGAACGCAATTGCAACAGGTGCAGGACAAGCATTCTACGGTAACTCAGGTTACTCATTGATGGGTCTACCTATCATTGCAGATGCAAACATCACAACAACATCAGGTGCTGGTTCAAATCAGGATCAAATCTATTGCGTAAATGCAAATGAACTACACCTCTGGGAGCAAGCAGGATCACCATTCGCATTGAACTTTGATGCAACTGGTGCAGGCTCACTCACAATCAAGTCTGTTGTTTACGGATACGCAGCATTTACTGCTGGTCGTTATCCAGGAGCAGTTTCCAAGATTTCAGGAACTGGTCTAGTAACACCAACATTCTAATCTAAAAAGTATTCTCGGTAGGGCTAGGTTCGCTTAGCCTTACTGGGATACCCAGGAAATATCCTAGGTGGCAGGTGGATTTGTTCTTTGCCCCCATTGTCAGGTTCACCTGTCTTTACCTTAAGAGAGAAGTTATGAATAGAATTAAAAAGATTTTTAGAATTAAGAAAGAAACAGCAACTGCTTTACCTAAGACAGAAAAAGCAATGTTGCCTAAATTGGAGAAGAGGAGCAAATGAGCAAGCCTACACTTAGCGCTAGTAGCCAGCCTACTAATGTCTATACGAACTTGACTGATGTAAAAAATGGTCTACAAATTGACGATATCAATGATGATACTGCAATTGAAGCAGCCATTCTTTCTGCAAGTCGTATGATTGATGACTATTGCCAAAGAGGGTTTTATCAAGAAGGAACTCTTGCATCTCCAGTAACCAAATACTACACACCTGTAAGTCCTTGGTATTTAGAGATAGATGACCTTATTGAACCAACAGAGATAGCATCAAGAGCAAATCAAAGCGGTCCATTTACTCAAATTTGGAACTTAGACACAGATATTATGTATGAGCCAGTTAATAATCCAGAACTAGGAAGACCTGTAACTAGACTATTAGCAATTCAAACATATGTTTGGCCATACTTCTTTCCACAAACAGTAAAGATTACTGGCGTATGGGGATATAAAGAGATTCCGTATGAAGTAGAATTAGCCTGTAAGATTCAGGCATCAAGATTATTTATTAGAAAGCAATCTCCATTTGGTATTGCAGGATCTGTAGAACTAGGAACAGTTCGTTTAAGTTCTCGTTTAGATCCAGATGTTGAGATGCTTCTAAAGACATTCCGTAGAAACTTTGGATTGGCTTACTAAAATGGCCATAACAGATGTTAATGGCGTAAGAGATGCATTAAAAGTAAATCTACAAACAATTTCAAGGTTAAGAATATATGATACTATTCCAGATGTAGTAGTTCCTCCATGTGCAATAGTAGGACAATTAGATTTCACATTTGATATTGACAATGCAAGAGGTTTAGACCAAGCATCTGTTGATGTTTATGTGATTGTTCAAAGACTATCAGAAAGAACTGGGCAAGACAAACTTGATAATTTTCTGGCGGGTAGTGGTAAAGGATCAATCAAAACCGCTATAGAGTCAGATAGAACACTAGGTGGGCTTGTTGATACACTTAGAGTTATAAGTGCCGATAGTGGTACTTATACTTCTGGAGAAACATCATTCTTGTCTTACCGTTATAACCTCACAATTTGGGGATAAGGAGAACAAATGCAATACATAGTTACCTCAAGTAAAAAAGTTTGCGGTAAGATTAATGGTGAAAAACTTACGCAAGATGATATACTTGATGCAGGAGGAAGCGTAGAGCATCTTTTAGCATCTGGTCACATCACAAAATCAGGGCATACACTAAAAGCAGTACAAGAAGTACAAGAAGTAAAAGAAACACCAGAAGTAAAAGAAGTACCGCAGGTATTTAAAACACCTGTTTTTAATTCACAAGAAATTGGAGATAAATAATAATGGCAAGAATCGTATTAACAAACGTTGATGTTGAAATCGCAGGAGTAAATCTTAGTGATCATATCGCATCAGTTTCACTTTCCTCAACATGGGACGCAGTTGAAACCACCGCATTTGGTGGAGGAAACGTTCCAGCAGCAGCACGTACCCGACAAGCAGGACTTGTTGACAACGCAGTAACACTTGATTTTCATCAAGACTTCGCAGCAGGTGAAGTAGAAGCAACAATTTATCCACTACTAGGAACAGTAGCAGCAATAAAGATTCAGCCTGTAAATGCTGCAATCTCTTCTGACTCGCCTCAATATCAATTTTCAGCCTTGATTTCTGAGTGGACCCCAGTAAATGGCGCAGTAGGCGAATTAGCAACTGCTTCAGTTACATGGCCAATCACAGGAGCAATCGTTAAGGATGTAACTCCTTAATCATGGCAAAAGTAGTCTTAACTAATCCAGTAGTAACACTTGATGGAGAAGATGTTTCAGATCACATTACTTCACTGAGCATAAATACTAATTTTGACTTGGTTGAGGTTACACAAGTTGGAGACATTGCAAAAAAAATGGTTGCAGGTCTTGAGGACAATTCAGTTACTTTTGAATTTCAACAGGACTTTGATATTGTTGCCAATGGTGGCGTTGATGCTCTTATTTACCCATTTCGAGGGCTAAATATTGCATGTACTGTACGACCACGCAATGCTGCAATATCAGCAACAAATCCTGAGTATCAGTTTCAATGTGTTGTCAGCCAGTGGTCTCCACTGTCTGGTGGCGTAGGAGACTTAGCAACGGTTCAGGTACAATGGCCAATATATGGCGCAATAACAAAAGATACAACACCATAGAAAAGGGGCAATAAAATGGACGGATTACAAATAAAGGTAAAGACTACTGACGACTTAGAAGCAGTATATTCTCTAAGACCACGATCAATAGTTGCATTTGAACAAAAATTTGGCAAGGGATTTGCAAAACTCCTTAGCGAAGATCAAAGACTAGAACACGTCTATTTCTTGGCTTGGAGTGCCATGAAAGATAGTGGTAAAGTTGTAAAACCTTGGGGCGATGGCTTCCTTGACACTTTAGATAGTGTTGAGTTGGTAGTAGACCCAAATTTCGAATCCACAGAGACAGCCTAACCTATACGTTAGCAATGCTTTCTGTGGAAACAGGAATATCACCAATTGATTTGATGGACGCACCTGATGGCGTACTTGAAGCAATTGTTATTTATCTCAAACAAAAAAATAAGGATGCGAGCAGGTAATGAGTAAAGATGTGATAGTGTTAACTGGAGTTAAGGAAACACTAAAAGCATTAGAGGCATTTGATAAGGCTGCAGTTAAAGAGTTTAATAAGATAGTTAATAAAGAACTCAGCACTGCCAAGAAAGAAGCACTAGCCGAAGTCAGTGCCACGCCACCATTGAGTGGATGGCGTACTCAGCCTGCCGTTAACCCTCGTTCTCGTAATGGTGCTGGTTGGCCTGCTTGGGATCAAAGTATTATTAAGCAAGGTATTTCATCCTCAAAGGCTGAGGGTAAAGTAAGAAAAGATTACACAACTAATGCGGGAGCAATAAAGAACAAATCAGCAGCAGGTGTAATATATGAATTAGCAGGTAGAACAAATAAGA